CCGAAGATTTTACAATTGTTATAACTTGGTCAAATGGTAGTCAATCTTATATTTGGCATTTTTGGTCCGAGTGGGTAGAGGCTCTATGACAGTCGAAGTAGGCAAATATTACCAACACCGCTATGGTGGCATCTATGAGATGAAGCATACCTCACTTAGCACTGTTGATCAGACTGAGTGGATTGTTTACCAACATATCTATCCCTTTGAACAGAAAATATGGCATCGGCCATCATCGGAGTTTTTTGACGGACGGTTCAGAGAAATTTCTCTTGATGAACTAGATGTGATTATTGAGAATAATGGCGATAGAGTAAAATTTCAAGAAGAGATAGCAAGGAATAAGGCCGCCACAAAGAAAGATAAATAATTTTCTCACTAATGGAGAAAATTATGTTAGATACACTTCTTTGGATTGCAGTAGGTGCATTTGTTGGTTGGAATTTTCCACAACCTTTCTGGGCAAAAATTGTTCAAGCAAAGGTACAAGAATGGTGGAAAGTCAAATTCGGAAAGTAAGAATTTGGGAGTATAGCTCAATGGTAGAGCGACAGGCTTATACCCTGTGTATGCACTAGATAGGTGCGCGATCCTGGTTCGAGCCCGGGTACTCCTACCATATTGGAAGCGTGGCCGAGTGGCTGAAGGCTCTAGTCTTGAAAACTAGCGAATCAGAAATGGTTCCGTGAGTTCGAATCTCACCGCTTCCACCAGTTTGTTTGAAAGGTCAGAAATGACGAAAGTTATCAATTTATATGGCGGCCCCGGCACAGGTAAATCAACCACTGCCGCGGCCGTTTTTGCTGAACTAAAATTTCGTGGTGTAAATTGCGAATATATCCAGGAATATGCCAAAGATAAAGCCTGGGAATTTGGTAAGAATCATCTGGTAGTACCAAAGGTGTTTCAGGCACAAGAATACCTATTTGGCAAACAGCATTTTAGAATGAGGCGCTGCGCAGAGGACGTCGATGTAATCGTAACTGATTGTCCATTGTTCCTTGGATTGATTTATATGCCTAAGGATTTTCCGATTCCTTCATTGCGTACTGCAATTCGAGAAGCATATAATATGTATGATAACACTGATGTATTTCTAGTTCGAAATAAGCCCTATAATCCCAAGGGACGATTTCAGACAGAGGAACAGGCAAAGGCACTTGATGTTGAAATTAAGGGGATGCTTGATTCACAGCAGGTCCCTTACCATGTAATTGAGTGTGGGCGAGAGTCTGTTGAAAAAATCATTGACTTGATCAATTTGGAAAAATAATGCCCGAAATTAATTTTGACGAATGGGCCGAATTATATAAAACAGACCCTGAAGAATTCGAAGCCCGTCGTCAGAAAGCCATCGATGAACTAATCAACAATGCACCGGTGAGACATAGAAATTCAATGAGATTGACGCAATTAGAATGCGATGTCTACCGAGTTAGTATGAGCCCAATAGAGGCCACGGCAGAAATGTTAAAATCTGCTAACCAAAAATTATCACAGATAAATATACATCTTACAGAATTGAAGAAGATTATCGATGGATCAGAATCGCAAATTAGCTAGAGATGTCTTGGATGAGCTAGTGGTTCGTGCAAGAAATATGTATTGGTTTACAAACTCCGGTGGTCGCACATCGCCGAGGGGTAAGCCAGGAGAAATGATTGAGAATCTTGGGCCTGCAAAGAAATTTATCCTTAGTAAGCTGAAAGCTGAAGACACTGAAGATATTCGCTGGCCGAGATGATAACTCTCATTGCAGCCATTGGCCAAAATAATGAGCTTGGCCTGAATAATAAATTACTTTGGCATATTCCGGAAGATTTAAAGCACTTTAAAGAATATACAACCGGCAAGGTTGTAGTTATGGGCAGAAAAACCTTTCAGAGTATTGGTAGAATACTACCTGGTCGTAAGTGCATCGTTGTTTCTAGCAATCCACCGGATAACAGGGTCATTTACGCCAGAGATATCGATGCTGCACTATCCATTGATTACTGTTATCCAGAAATTGTAGTGATTGGCGGAGCACAGATTTATGAACAGACCATCGACCGTGCAGATAAATTAATGATTACTCATGTTGATGGCAGCTTTGTTGCAGATACATTTTTTCCGCACATTGACTTGACAAAGTGGCAGGTCAGTAGTACAATTGAAGGATCTAACGAACTCTATAAATATAGGTTTGTGGAATACGTTAGACGAAATGCGGAAAAGTGATTTATTAGAATTAGGTAAGCTTATTTTAAAGGCGCTTATCGTTTTATTGATAATCTTAATTCCACTTATTCTTGCCACGCATCCATGATAAATAGTGAATGCGATTAGAAGAATTTTTATGTGAAACACCGGTTGAATCTTCGTGGATCACCGACTTGGTCTATAATAGGCCTAACAGAATATTGACTATGCGTCTAAATAACGGCAAACAATATCATGTTGCAAATGTTTCGCGTACATTCTTTGATAGATGGAAAAATGCCAATTCAAAAGGTAGATTCTATCATCAATTTGTAAAAGATATATATCCGATTAATAGAATAAAATAGGGCGTTATTTCAGCGGTAGATGGCAAATAGGTACGGAGAAAAGAGATATTTTAGGTGCCTCCATTGTAATAAAGAAAAGCGATGGAGTAATCAAAGTACGAATAAATATTGTGACTATACCTGCCAGTGGGAATATAGGTATAGAACGGTAACAGTTCCGAAAATACAAAGTGGTAAATTTTCTCTAAGAAGTGGCAGGGATTCGGTTGTAAGATTTTTGACCGAGAGGGATGGTTACAAGTGTGCCACTATTGGGTGTAATATCGATACATGGTTTGGTGAAAAGATAAGTTTAGACATTGACCATATTGATGGGAATAATGAAAATAATTATCCATCTAATTGGAGATTTCTATGCCCTAATTGTCACAGGATGACACCCACTTGGGGAAATAAGAAAAGAATTTAGCGTCTTTATATCATCGGTTAGATAGCTTCGTTGACATCGAAGAAGTAGTAGGTTCGATTCCTACAAGACGCACCAGATTTAGTTGTTACAAAGCGAGTGATAGAATCGATACCTAAAGCAGTTTCACTATTGTATACACTGCAGAGGTCACGCAAAGCGATTCAGCAACTATATTTGCCCCCGCACGTGGACGTGACTTGGGTCTTCTAAGCCTAAAGAGAGGGTTCGAATCCTTCCGGGGGTGCCATTTACACAGGGATACACATGACACCCCAAGATCAGACCGCAGCAATCCTACAGGGATATGATTATCTTATAAAGTTCAAAGATGGCGAAGAGTTGTTTTTGAAATTTACCGAGAACGACGTCGATGATAGAGACGACGAAGATGAACTAATTGATTGGTTAGTTAGTATTGAGAAGCATCTCGACGGCGATAAAAATCATGATACCTTCCCAATCAGTCATATGGCCATCAACCGTGACACGGTAAAGTATATTCGACTTTTGAAATACTAATCAGCAAATATGAAAACCTACGTTATTGAAGACAGAAATCCTGACGGTCGTTATTGGGTTAGGGGCGTTTATACCAATAAGAAAAAGGCCTTTGATAAACTGTCTACCTTAGAGAATAGATATGATAACCATTATTACTATGGTCCACATATCGACCTCTGGGAAGATGATCAAATGATAAAATCGTCCATAGATATCAAGGAATAATATGCTATTCATACTTTCGTTAATTTTTGCGGTTGTCTCCCTAATCGGTCTTGTTATGGTAAACAGGGTCGGTAACTATGAAAATATTTGGGGCGGGATGCTGTTCTACGGCGGCATTGCCCTGGCAGTTACCTGGTTTCTTTATTTTATCTATTTTCTTCTTATGCTGGTTTTCTGATGTCGCAAGCAATTATTACAAATGGATTTGTCTTCTTTTGGGGAGCATCGCCGCCCAATGGCGTTTTCTCCAATTGGTATAAATCAAAATTCACACATGCCGGTATTAGGTATAACTGTTCTGAACAGTATATGATGCATCAGAAGGCATTGATGTTTGGCGACAAGGAAGTTGCAGACCTCATCATGGAACAAAAGGACCCGAAGAAACAAAAATTTCTTGGTCGTCAAGTTCGGGGATTCGACCAACAGAAATGGATGAACAAGTGCCAGTCTGTTATGGTTCCGGGACTTGTTTCAAAGTTCCTTCAAGATGAATATGCACTCGGTGTGATGTTAAGTACAGAGGATGCAATTATCGTTGAGGCCAGCCCTGTTGACGCAATTTGGGGAATAGGTTTGGCCGAGGGTGACCCGGATGCGCAGATTCCGGGCCGTTGGAAAGGTCTGAATCTTTTAGGCAAAACCTTGATGACCGCACGCGATGAGCTCAGACGATAAATTCCAAGAAAAACTCAGCATGGGTATAAATGCTGAGAATATAGTCTATGAATATATGACTAAATGGTTTGGGCTTGTTGAAGATATGAGACAGCAGAAACACGGCGAATTCTCCGGTCCGTGTTTAATAGGAACCGAGGGAAAGGTTATTCTTCCTGATTTTGCGGTATATTGTAAACCACCAAAGGAATCTTTTCTTGTGGATGTTAAGGCAAAGAATAGCATTTATCCTGCATTAGGAAAAAAATGCTTTACTGTCGATGATAAGTTCCTACAGTATAAAAGAGCAGTACAAATCAAACGACTAGATTTTCTAATGCTTGTGTTTTTCTACGAAGGCAGAATGTTCTTCTATAAAGATTCGGATTGCATCGGGACCACGCAATTCAGGGACACAACATATGGCACCGGTCCAGTATTTTGTTTTGAATATGACGAATCAAAGATTCGTTATTGATAAGTAGTTTATCAAACGCTGGTTTAGTATAGTGGCATTACATCGCCCTCGTAACGCGATGACGAGTGTTCGATTCACTCAATCAGCACCACAAGTCTCCATAGTTCAATGGATAGAATAGATATTTCCGAAGTATCTGATACAGGTTCGATTCCTGTTGGAGGCACCAAATCACAGGAAAGTTATGGCATCGTTTTTTAAAGAAGGAAGTAATCTGAGTTTTCAAGGATTCAAGGGAACTATTATTAAGATAACAGAAACATATAGAAAGAAAGTTATTGTTTTGAAGGTTACGGAATTTCCAGCAAAGAATCCATTCAGGGGCAGAAAGGTGGAATCAATTGGGATATTTGAATATCCTGATGGTACATTAGAGTTCATGTCCGTCATTGATTGACAAAAATGACTGATATCTGTATATTTTTGATCATGCACCTCGGCTGATAAGTAAATAGACAAGGAGATTACTTATGAGAGTTGAAATTTATGGTGCAGAATGGTGTGGTTTTTGTAAACAAGCGGTTGCCCTATGCGAAAGCAAGGCAATAGAATTTGATTACATTGACATTGATAATACCGCAAATTTAAGAATTTTGGAATCAAGAATCGGTGGTAAGGTAAGATCTGTGCCACAGATTTTCTTAGATGGGCAACACCTACATGGTGGATTTACTACGTTGAAACAGGAATTAGCTAAGAACTAATTAGGGATATGAAAAAGTCTCGTTACCACGACGAAGAAGATTATTACAGTGACGATGAACATGACGAATATAGGGTTCGTCGTTTCCGTCAAAACAGGGAAACACCTGAAGATAGAAAAAAGCGTTGGGAGCGTGAGAGTTATTACGATAGCGATAACGATTACGACGAACGCAGATAAATAGTTATTTGGAAGATTAACTGACCGGGGTGTCAGGCCTGCCTCGAAAACAGGTCGTGTGGGAAACCGCATGGGGATCGAGACCTCAGTCTTCCGCCACATATATGAAGCTCAGAGAGATTGACCTTATAGGGAAGAAAACTCCCGCGTTTGATGATATCATGCGAAAGCATGGGGTATCATATAAGGATCTGATTGTGCAGCTCTCGAAGGGCATAAAGGTTGAGCAAGAACATACCGGTGATTTGGCTATGGCAAGAGAGATTGCTTTAGACCACCTAAACGAATTTCCTGATTATTACGATCGCCTGGATCGTGCAGAAAAGAAATAACTCGCTATAGTTCAATGGATAGAACGGGGCACTCCTAACGCTCAAATAGAGGTTCGATTCCTCTTAGCGGGACCAGAATATGCATTACGATACACCAAAAAGAATACTTGTCCATAATGCATTCATGCCGAGAGTAGAGATGCTTCTTCGGGAATATCATATTGTTAACTGCGAAGTCATCAACCAAGGTGTATGCTGGGCAATTGATTTCTACGATGAGGAATCATACCTCATTTTTGTTTTAAGAGACGTGATTAGCCAGGCAGCAAAAGAATACGATTCGTATTTTTGGATGAGACCTGATAATCAATTTAGTATTCGTCTTTCACGTAGGATGAAAATTTCTAATAGATACGACGGAAAGAAAAAATTTGTCGTCATGGAGCAATAGATGGAATTACTCTACACAATGTTTGTGTTTATTTACGGATTATTTTTTCTTTTGCTCTTTCCCATCTTCTGGGTTTTATTCAAAGATTTTGGAAATAGTGCATACAAGGTAAAGGCATTTTTTCTTGTGCTTTTTACCAGTTGGCTGGGACTATTGTATTTATGGGTACAAAAAAGATAAAAGCCCCGATGGGGCTTTTATTTTGGGCATAATTTCTTATGCTAGGTTTAGATCTGCTTGGCCCGGTGCCACAGCAGGTTGTGTAGACCAGCTATAGCTATCCACTGTACCATCTGCTTCCCATAGATCAACTCTGAACTGAGCAATCTTCTTGCATGGACGAGCAGAACCACCGAATGGTGTTGCTGTAATGAAACATTGTCCTGGAAGTAAACCAGCAACCGCAGTTGCATTCACCATGAACACGATTTCATTCTTTGTACCGTTGCTTACAATATAAGCAGCAGAACCTGTTTGCTTTACGATATAGGCATTTGTGGAAGTTGTGTTGTCAGCCCATCTTACGCCGTTGACAACGATTTGGTTACCCGCACCTGCGGATGGACCGAACCACTTTTTCTGAATAGGTCTTCCCATTTGGGCCTCTCCTTTACTCAAAATTGTGGAACTATTTCCACAATGTATTGTATTTATCTCTCCGTGACTACTTGACGTAAATAAGGCAGTAATGCAAAATAGGCAGAGCTGTTTAATTAAAAGAAAGAACACACATGAAACTACAAGTTGGAGTCAACGAAGCAATTTTGTCGAATGTGGGAACAACCGGTGAGTTCCGCATTCGTAATTCTGCAAAGGCCTTTAAGATTCTATCCGATGGTCTCTATTCCAATAAGATCCGTGCCATTATCCGTGAGCTATCATGTAATGCGGTCGATAGTCATGTTGCAGCCGGTAAACAGGATGTGCCGTTTGAGGTGCATCTTCCTACGATGCTTGAACCCTGGTTCTCTGTACGAGATTTCGGCCTCGGTCTAAACAATGAGCAAGTAGTAAATATCTACACCACCTATTTTGAATCAACTAAGACTGAATCCAATGAATTTATTGGTGCGTTGGGTCTTGGTTCTAAGTCTCCATTCAGTTATACGGAAAACTTTACCGTAACTGCCATCAAGGATGGATTCAAGCGCATCTATAGTGCTTTCATCAACGAGAATGGCGTTCCCTCTATTGCCGAGATGAGTGAAGAACTCACCGACGAAGGTAATGGCGTTGAAGTAAAGTTTAGCGTCACTGACAAATACGATTATCAAAGTTTTGTCAATGAAGCACAGTATGTGTTCAAATGGTTTAAGAAAAAACCAAACGTTACCGGCAATACGCATTATGCACATCAAGAAGTAAATTATCTTGAAAGAGATATTGCCCCCGGTGTGAGTAGTTTTAGTGATAATGGCGGCCGCCATTATGGGTATTATTCCTTTGCCGTAATGGGCAATATTGCCTATCCGCTTGATAAAATTCCTGATGCAAATAAGCATTTTGGTAATCTGGCCGATCTGCTACGTTGCGGACTTATCCTTGAATTTGATATTGGTGAGCTCGATTTTGCTGCGTCTCGTGAAGAATTGAGCTATGTTCCGCTGACGCTGAATAGCATCAAACGTAAGCTCCAGGCGCTGAATGACAATCTTGCAATTCACCTTGCTAAGGAAGCTGATAAAATTGAGAATCTTTGGCTACGTGCAGATTTCCTTTCACAGAAGGCACACGAACCTCTCTGGAATGCTGCGGTACCTCAGTATGTGAAAAACACTAATTTTGAACTCTGGGATACAAAGACATATTATGGTAAGAAGAAATTTACCTATGGTGTGAAAGAGCTTGAGGATGCAGGCATCACCATCCAAACATTTGTCGCGCGTCATGGTTCTTATAGCCGTGTTAGAAATTCAAATCGACCGGTTGTGATTAATGGTAAGCATGCCTACGAAGATACCGTGGACATTGAAGTAGATAAGCATGCCATTATGGTGCTGAACGATACAAATGCTGGTTGTATGGCACGAGCTCGCTTCCATTTTGTCAATGAGAAGAAATCGTACGATGACATGGCGGTTGTATATTGTATTTCTTCTAAGGAAGAAGATCCGGTAAAGAGACAGGCCATCTACAATAAATTGATGGCAGACATTAAGGGTCCTCCGGAAATTGTTAAGGCCTCCACTCTTCGCAAGATTGAAAGACATAAACCTACTGGTGTTTCCAATCAAGGTATTATGGTTCTGCAGAGGCGTGACGATTCCCGCCTTGTGTATGAAGATTCGTACTCGTGGTATCCTATTACGGAAGCACTTGATCCTAAGAAGACATACTATTTTGTGTGTCTATCGAACTACCAGGAAATTAATCAGACAGGTTCGCCAATCAACGACTTTAAGGCCACGAAGGCATTAATTGATCGCAGCGGTCTTGCATCACTGACCAGTGTTGAGGTCTATGGTGTTCGAAAGAATCGTTACGAAGAAATCAAGGCCATGAAGAACTGGCACTGGTTCTATGATAAGGTTCGTGAAGAAGTTGCAAAGGTGGGTGATGCCGAAATTCGGAAGATGGTTGTTTCAGCGGAACTTGACAATTACCAAAGCAACATTTATACTAATAAAGATGTAGCAAAACTGCTTCCGAAAGATTCGCCCTTTGCGATCTTCTCGAATAAGTATTCTACATTGAAAGTTTCTGGCGACGCACTTTCACTTTCTCAACTTTGTTCTAAGTATGGTAATACTATCGAAGTGGATAAGGTTAAAGATAAGTTGCGAGAAGAATCGGCAGCGATTCATAAAAGATATCCGCTGCTGAAGTTCCTGAAGAGTTCGCAAATTCCAGCAGATGAGATTGCGAATTATATGAAAATGATTGATAAAAACGGAGAAACTAATGAGTAAGGCAATTCCATACCTGATGCAGGGTAAGAATATTATCCTGGTTATTGATAGTAAGAGCCACACTATCAGCAGAGACACCCATATCTCGTATGGGAAAATTGTCGATGCACTGAAGGCACAAGATTGGGACACACTGCGTGACCTGGTTGAGCCTAAGAAGGCTATTGTTAACTTTGGCAATGGGCATGTATCTATTGAAGGCGACAAGGTCTTCTGGAAGGGCGCGCCGTTCCATAATTCCCTGGCAACTCGTATGATCGAGATGTACCAGGAAGGATTCCCTATCGATCCTATGGTTCGATTCATGGAGAATCTGATGGCAAATCCGTCCAAGCGTTCGGTTGAGCAGATGTATAGCTTCCTTGAGAAGAACAGCCTGCCGATTACCGAAGATGGTCACTTCCTTGCCTTCAAGCGTGTTCGTACTGACTATCTTGATAAGCATACCGGTACTATCAGCAATAAGATTGGTGAGGTTGTTACCATGGATCGAAACATGGTCGATGACAATCCTGATTCTTATTGTTCGACAGGTCTGCATTTCTGCAGCGAATCGTACCTGGGTCACTTCGGTAGCTCCAGCGAGCCGGTTATGATCCTGAAGATTAATCCTGCTGATGTGGTCAGTGTTCCGAAGGACTATAACGGTGCCAAGGGACGTTGCTGCCGCTATGAAGTTGTGGCACAAGTGAATGGCGATCCTAAGGAAGCATTCTCGAAGGCTGTGAATTCGGATTACAGCAAGACACCGGCACCGGCCTGGCCCTTCCCGAAGGGTGCGGACGAAGAGGATGATGGTCAGTTGTACGACCTTGTCCGTGTCAACGGTGGCTGGGCTGAATTCGAGAACATGACTCTTGAAGAGGCACAGGAACAGGTTCAGAAGAACATTCGTCAGAAAAAGGCCCAGCTGAAGATCGTTAAGGCTGGTACCAACGAAGAAGTCTAAGACTTGTGGGGCCTCGGCCCCACCTGTTGATGATGCGACGATTTATTTTTATTCTTGGATTAGTTATATCATTCTCATCCAATGCGAAAGAGAATGGTCAGGTTACAGAAAGTGTACCGTTGACGAGTCTTCAAGTTCATAGCTTGTTCAAAGAAGAAAATTTAACTATCGACGTACTTCCGGATTTGGTAGAGAAAGAAGAAAAGATAACAACCTGCGTTGAAGAGTATATCAAAAAGCAATCGAAGTCTTATGCTAAGATGGCCCAAGATAACTTGTATAACCTGATACATAACTTTGATAGGGTTGCGTCTATAATTTATGGCAAGAAGGTGTTGCCAGACGATATTCCGCTCGACGAAAAAATCGAGGCACTCGCAGGAGTTCAGTGTAATGCCTATTACACAATGGGGGTATTGAAGTAAGTGTGTGGTTTTGATAGAATCGGTCGCGTACCTGCAGCAGATAAGTAGCGCCTATGTATAAACTACTGTCGACGGTAAACATGCGTCTACGAAGGGCGGAGCGGCACTTTCCCCTATCAAGGGAAATGTAACTGCGGGGGATCCTTAATGCAGGTCGGGGAACTTAGGTGGGGTGCCTAGGTACACACTGGAAGGTAGCAATGGAAACATTGCTACCTTTTTTTATATGTTGTAAAATTAAACTATGAAGAAATATCTATTCCTTGATGATGAAAGAAAGCCCCGGGATGTAACCTGGGTTCTTATCGGCGGTGTTGGCAGCTGGGGTGCCGACTGGCATATTGTTAGATCCGTGGAGGAGGCAATTGCATGGGTACAAAAGAACGGTTTTCCTGATGTTGTGAGTTTTGATCACGACCTCGGCCTGTCTCATTATGCCGGCGATTATTCCGACGAAAAAACAGGATACGATTTTGCCAAATGGTTGGTAAATTACGATATAGATCACGGGTTGATGCCTGATGATTTCAAGTTTACCGTGCATAGCAAGAATCCAGAAGGTGCAAAAAATATTCAATGCTATTTGAATAATTACATCAAACAGAAATGAAACTTATTACATTTACTCAGGGCCATAATGGGTGGCGACCCGGCAATCTAAAGGGAATTGAAATTAACAATATAAAGCCCATTAGGCGAAATCAGATAAATGAATCCGGTTTCGTTTATAATATCTACAAGGGTGTTGTTAGCGATGAGGTAGCTACCTTTTTGAAATTGCAAGGTGGGTTTAGAATTGAAGAAATTCCGGCCGGCTATGATAAATAACAATAACACCCTTAGGACCATTATAGGGTTACGCTGAAAGGCGTCGAGGGATGCGATTCGCTACCGTATCCCTCATTTTTTATTATTTGGAGAAGCCATGAGACTAATTGAGTTGTTTGAAGCAAAACCAGCCAAGAAAGTAGCTGCTCCTCCTCCACGAAATTTTGTTGCCAAGCATGCCCAAAAATCGGGTGCAGGCTCGCATACCGATAAAAAATATTCTCGTAAAGAAAAGCATAGGGGTAAGGATTCTGATCTCGAAGAATAAATTCTCATTTCTTAGACAACAAAACGCAACTAAACCAAGATTAGTTGCGTTTTCTTTTTAGCGAAGGCTAAAATAGTTACAAGATTTTGAGGAAAATTATGGCTGGAAAAAAACAGAAGGTCTTTGCAGCTTGGACAAAGCCGGATTTCAAGACTGTCGTAAAGACACACAAGAATTACACCGCAGGTTTTCAGGCCGCGCTGAATTATGCTCACTATGAATTAACATCGTCTGATTTAAAGAAGGAAGTTGTTAAATATCTAAAGACACTGGATCCTAAGAATCCATTACTGGATGATATTAAGTCTGTACACGAGAATAGATTTACTAGTATCGGTAAGTATGTTTATATTCTAAATAATGGCGGTGATTTACCCGATGATATTTCGGTAAAATTACTGTCTGAAATTGAAAAGATTATAGATGAGAATAAAGAAAAGAAAAATGCCATTGAGTCAGTCTCCAAAGGCGAGGGACAGGGCACAGCGTCGAATGCAATTGTTATCTCGATTCAAGAACGTCTCCGCGAGAAGGCACGATCAGTTGCGGGGGAAGTGGAGGGGTGGATAGATGACTTCTGCCTCGATAAATCATCACCGGTAAAAACAGTAGAGGATTTTGTAAATCTGTTCAAGGCCAATGATTTGAAGGCACCGCACATGAGGCATATGCATTCAATCTTTGAGCGTCGTGCCAACCACATCGAATTGGTTGCAAGCGGTAAGGATAAAGAACTGCTTGAGGGGTATTCCAATTTTACAAAAGCTGAGCTAAAGAAATTTTCTACGTTCCATCAAAATCTTCTATCGGCCTGTTCAATGCTACAAGAGGTGGCAAAAGTTGTGCGTGCTCCTCGTAAAAAGAAGCCTGTTTCGGTTGAAAAACAAGTCTCTAAGCTGAAGTATAAGAAGGATGATACGACACTCGGTATTGTGAGTGTAAACCCTTCACAAATTGTTGGTTCTAAAGAGGTATGGGTGTATAATACAAAGACACGCAAGCTTGGGCAGTATAAGGCATCTGACGAGCGTGGCCTTGCAGTTAAAGGGGCAAGTTTTATTAATTTCTCAACTGATTCCGTGGAAAAAACTCTACGTAAGCCTGCCGAGACTCTCAGTGAGTTCAAGAAGGCAAGCAAGGTAAAGCTTCGCACATTTATGAAGGATATTGCTACTCTTGACACAAAGCTCACAGGCAAGTTAAATGAGCATGTAGTTATTTTGAGAATTGATAAATGACAGAAGATGACACCTACAAAAAGCTAAAAGGCTATTCTGCCAATGAAGCAATTATTGCATACCATAAATTTTATCGAGAGGGTTTAGAAAGTACTGAAACCTCCACAATGGCCGATGTTTGGGATTATGTAGAATCAAGATTGCAAGCATATGGATGGACATGTGATAGAGTTGAAGCATGCCATAATTTCACCGAAGAATAAAGAATGAAAAAATTATTTCTTGATACAGAATTTACAGACCTTCATCCTGAAGCAAAGCTTATTAGTATTGCATTAGTAGATGAAGATGGGAAATTCTTTTATGCCGAACTCAATGATACATATGAGTTAAAAGATTGCTCTAACTTTGTGAAGCAGCATGTATTGCCTTTCCTTAAGGGCGGGGAATATGTGATGTCAGAAAAGAAATGTGCCCTCTCCTTAGCAAATTGGATCGAGGATAGGAACGTTGATTGCATTCTTGCAATGGATAATCCTTCATGGGATTATCCCTTTTTAAAGAGATTACTTGAAAAAACATGGATGTGGCCATCGAATTTAGCCAAGATGGAAGACAAATATTACAAATTCCAAGTCATGGATGAAGTCGTGCATGAAATTGTACATGTGAATGGCTATAATATACATAATGCATTGGATGATGCAAAAGTTATGGCGGCGGCGTATAGGATGGGCGAAGCCTGGGAGGTTTGATAAATATCAGTATGAAATTTATTGATATATTGTCTGAAAACAATACCCCTAAAGGAGTTCCTTACTCGGCCCTGGATATAGATAATAAGGTTTACATTGTCTACGACAGCGATGGTAAGGAATTTTCTAGGCATGAATTTCAACATGTTTGGGATTCTAGTCCTGCTAAACGTGCTGCTCAGAAAGATGTCAACGCATTGAAGTTCGAACTTCAAAAGAAGGATAAGGAAGATGCAGAGGCAAAACAAGAAGCAAAACCGTTATCGGTTATCGAACAAAAATATCTAGAACTAGATAGAAAATATAATAGATATTTGAAATATATCTATCCCAAGACACCCGAGGATAATATACTCGATAAAGAAACAAGAGATTTATATCTAGAAACCGCCATCAAATGGTTGGAAGAAATGAATAGCTTAGTAAGTAGTGGAGCAATTCGTAGGTCTCTGATCAATGGAACTTATAAATCATTTTAGAGATAAATAGTGTATCACTGGAGTTGATACATTATGTCCGCACAAGTAACACCGAGGGTTTTGTTGATGAAGCAGATCGAGCTTGGGCTCGGTTCGCAAATGGTCGACATTGAACTTGACGTTGATCACCTAAATCTTGCAATCGTTAAAGGGATTCAAAAGTTGCGCCAGCAATCTGATGGATCTATGTTAGAGAAAGATATTTTCCTACACATCACACGGGACATAACTGAATATACACTTCCAGAGGAGGTGCAAGAAGTTCGACGTCTATATCGCCGTGGGGTTGGTGCATACACCAATGGTGGTATCAATTTCGACCCGGTCGATGCTGCATTCTACAATATCTATTTGTTGCAACCAAATAGATCTGGTGGCCTGGCAACCTGGGACTTTTATAATCAATTTCTTGAGACTACTGAAAGAGTCTTTGCAAGTCAGTATAATTTCACATGGGATGTCAACTCCCATAAGTTGACTATCATTCGTCGTCCAACGGCCGACGAAGAAGTAATAGTTCGTGTGTATGCAAGAAAGTCTGACGATGATATTATCGTCGATCCATATACGGGTCCTTGGTTGCGTTCTTATGCTACTGCGTTAGCCAAATATATGCTGGGTGAAGCAAGGGATAAATTCCCTGGTGGTTTTCCGGGACCTAACGGAAACGTTCAACTTAACGGTTCTACCTTAAAGCAGGAAGCCCAAGTTGAGATAGATAAATTAGAAAAAGAGTTGTTGAATCTCGTAACAAGCGGTGACGGTTACGGATTGGTAATTGGCTAACAAAAATCTTTGACCCCTAAGCCCTGTTTGTATAACTACATACAGTTAGCTTAGGGGTTTTCTATGATCGTAGGATTGCTTGGTTTTATCAATAGCGGCAAAGGCACTGTCGCAACACAACTCGTTGAAAAATATAATTTTAGGCAAGATAGTTTCGCAGCATCATTAAAGGATACCTGTGCTGCAATTTTTGATTGGCCGCGAGCCATGCTTGAGGGTGATACAAAAGAATCACGCGAGTGGAGAGAAATTGTTGATCCCTGGTGGTCTGCAAAATTAGGAATTCCTAATTTCAGCCCTAGACTTGCACTTCAACTCATCGGAACCGATGCTCTACGAAATCACTTCAACGAAGATCTATGGTTTCTTACGGTAGAAAACAAGATCAGAAAAAATGCTAATCAACACGTTGTAATAAGTGATGTTCGTTTCCCAAATGAAATCAAATTCATCCAAGAACAGGGAGGAAAGCTGGTAAGAATTAATCGCGGTCCCGCCCCTGTGTGGTATGAAACAGCCCTTATGGCAAATAAGGGAAATAATTTAGCCAAGGAAGTAATGACTAAGACATATTCATCGGCTCATTATAGTGAATGGGCATGGGTAGGGGCTAAAGTGGATTTCGAACTAAATAATGATGGAACTCTTGATTCATTAAGACAGCAGGTCAATGAAGTCATTACACAAATATTGTAACATTGGTGCTTTATTTGTATAGAGTTTATCGCCCTTGTTGATAAATAACACTAACAAGAAGCAAAATTCTTCAAAGGAGTTAACTCACAATGGCAACATTAGTATCACCTGGCGTAAGTATTTCAGTCATTGATCAGTCGATCAATGTTGGTGCTGGACCAGGTACAGTACCCCTAATCTTTATCGCCACACAAGAAAATAAAACTGATCCGACAGGCACAGAAATTGCCCCAGGCACAACAAAGGCCAATGCCGGTAAAGTTTATTCAATCACATCTCAGCGTGATCTTGTCCAGACGTTCGGCGATCCGATTTTCTATAGCGTAAGTGGCACAACATTAAATGGATATCCATTAAATGAATACGGTCTACTTGCAGCTTATTCCTATCTAGGAATTGCAAACTTAACAAGAATTGTTCGTGCAGATATTGACACAGCTCAATTAGAGCCAACACCAATTGAACCAACAAGTCCTGCAGCAGTAGGAACTTACTGGTTCGATGAATCAGCACTTCCGAATGGTTCCGCTTATGGTTGGTTTGTACGCTCCGGAACATTCCCAAATGAAATTTGGACACCTGTAACGCCAACATTCGTTTATAACTTCGCCACTGGTACATCGAACGCACCTTCTAACGCAGATGGCGTTGACGGTGATACAGCAGTTGAGTTTCAGACTGCCGCCGGTAACATTTCTTATTGGGTAAAGGTTAACGGTGCATGGAATCAAGTAGGTACCACAGCATATACTTCGGCAGCAAGTGCAACATCAGTTGGTGCAGTAGTTACAGTGACTTCTACCGCTGGATTGGCAGTAGGTATGATTCCTACAGTTTCGGCAGGTACAGGTACATTTGCCGCAGGCACAAGAATTCTCTCAGTTGATAGTGCTACACAATTTACTGTTTCTGCGGTCCCCTCAGTTGCATTGGTTGGTGCTACCGTAACAGCTGAATTCCAAGTTCTTATTCAGGGAGTATGGCCAGACCTAACAAGTTCTGCAACCAACCAGCAATTCTGGGTAAAGACAACATCGGCAGCGCAGGGTGCAAATCTTGTTCTACGTAGAATGGATGCAACACTTGCACAATTTGTTCAGGTTGAGGCTCCTATTCTATCAAACGATACAGCAGCGAATACCTATTACAGCACATCGCCAACATTGTCATCCGGTAAGGTTTACATTCAGCCAGTTACAACAGGCGTAACAGCAACAACAATCAACTCGTTAACATTCAGGCAATCCAGTGGTGCTACAGGCCCTTGGGCAGCGATGACAGTGATTGTGGGTTCCAGTGCAGTTCCTACACAGGGTCCATCGAATGGCCAATTGTGGTTTAATGCATTGCTAGGACTTAATGGCGACGGCGAATCGACTGTCGATATTCTTGTAGCTGATGGTGCAGGTGCATGGCAGAATATCAATTTGCCAGGTTTTGGAACTATTCCTGTTTCACCAGGTCAGCCTACATTGTATGCACAATCTAGCGATCCTCGTGATAACGTTCCGGCACCAGTGTTGGCAGCAAACGATGTCTGGGTTGATACAAATGTTCTACCATATCCAGTAATTTACTACTGGAGTGGTTCTGCCTGGATTCTTGTCGATAATGCCGATCAGACTTCTAACCACGGTATTATCTTCCAAGATGCTCGTCCAAATCCATTGTATCACAACGGCATCTATACTGGTGAAAATAACGGTGGAGGCACAAACCCTGACCTAGATCCAGATGCACCAGATGCAGATTTGTATCCAAAGGGATTCATGTTGTGGAATACTCGTTATTCTACAAACAATGTTAAGGAATGGCAATCTCCTTATGTCTACAACAATGTGACAGCTGAGCCAGATGATACAAACAATGGCTCCACAGGTCGTTGGGTAACTGCATCGGGTAACAATGCCGCAGGTATTCCATACATGGGTGCCGCAGCACAGAACATCATGATTGTGAGAGGAATCCAGTCCGCAATTCTTTCAAACGAAGATATTCGTGCAGAAGATTTGTACTTTAACTTGATTGCTGCTCCGGGTTATGTAGAAGCAATTGATGAAATGCTTGTATTGAACGAAGATCGCAAGGAAACTGCGTTTGTGGTAGGTGATACACCATTCACACTTTCGGCAAGCGGAACATCACTACAGAATTGGGCAACAAATTCAAGTGGTGCATTGGGTAACGGTGCAGATGGTTTGGTATCGGCAAGTAAGTATTTTGCTGCATGGTATCCAAGTGGATTGAGCACAAACGTTGACGGCGTCGATGTTGTTGTTCCACCATCGCACATGGCTCTAAGAACAATCGCTTATAACGACCAGGTTGCATATCCTTGGTTTGCCCCAGCTGGTCTACAGCGTGGTGTGGTAAACAATGCAGCATCGGTTGGTTATGTTGATGCAACAGGTCAATTTGTGCCAGTGAAGTTGAATGAAGGTCAACGTGATATTCTGTACACAAATGGTATCAATCCAATTCGTGTAATGCCAACAGGTGGTATTGTTGTGTTCGGTCAGAAAACACGTCAGCCTTATGCAAGTGCTACAGACAGAATTAACGTAGTTCGTCTAGAAAACTATCTACGTTATCAGTTGAATAACCTTGCTAATCCGTTCTTGTTCGAGCCTAACGACTCGACAACACGTAAGGCAGTTAAGGATGCATTTGACAGATTCTTGTCTGAGCTTGTAACTCTACGTGCATTGTACGACTTCTTGGTTGTTTGTGATTTGAGCAATAACACCCCTGCTCGTATCGACAGAAACGAACTATGGATTGATATTGCAATTCAGCCAGTCAAGGCAATCGAATTCATCTATATTCCAATCCGTATCAAGAATACAGGATCGAGCCTAACAGTCTAATAACTGTACTCATAGAATACCGCCCCGAGAGGGCGGTATTTTTTTGGATAAATATTCTATGTTCCAAGATAAAGTTGATTTACGGCCATTTGTAAAAGTGGTGCATGATCAAGGCACTATAGAATGCTGTACCGCAAGTGCGGTATTACATGCTATAGAAATAATGTCGAATATGAAATTTAAGTTTTCATACCTATCGAGGTTATTTGTCTATTACATGACACGTAAATTACAGGATAGATTGGGGCAACACGGTGCAGAATTAGGCAAAACATTTGAGGCATTACAAATTTATGGCGTATGCGACGAGAAGTTATGGCCCTTTACGTTTTTATCATGGAATTCTCCACCATCACTAACGGCAGAGCACGATGCAGCATATCGAAAAGTTTTAAGCTATAGACAGATTGATATTGATGAATTTAAGTTCAAGAAAGAATTGACAGATCATAGGCCTGTGGTTATTGGAATGATAACAGGTAGCTTATTTTGGAAATTATCGGGGAAGTTTGAAGACCTTGAGTATGTACCTGTAAATGGAACCACTAATAGGCAATCTAAAAGTCATGCTGTAGTTATAGTGGGTTTCGATGATACACTACGCGGTGGATCCTTTATAGTTATGAATTCTAAGGGTCCTCGGTGGGGAGACCATGGATATGCACCGATACCTTATTCTTGTCTGGTAGACATCGGTGAAGCCTATGTTGTAGATAATTTTTCGGGTTGGGAAAAAATTTCTACTAATTGATAAATAGTATTAGCTTTATAGCAGGAGAAAAAGATGGCAAATTTGTCCAAATTCGGTATTCCATTAGATGGAAACAAACTTGGTATTCTACAGCCTAAGCAGAAGTATCGTTTCAGAGTTGTCTGGCAAAACTTCGGTGAGAACAATGGTCTTCGTGAGATGACACAAAACGTCATGACATGCACACGTCCAAAGATTACCGAGAATGAAATCGAATTGCATTCATATAACTCGGTAGCCTGGATCCGTGGTAAGCATACGTTTGATCCTATCGAAATTACCTTGCGTGATGATATTACTAATGCTGTCATTTCGTCAGTTGGTGCACAGATTCAGAAGCAAATGAATCACTACGAACAGACAAGTGCTGTAGCTGGTATCAATTATAAGTTCTCCATGGAAATTCACTCCATGGATGGTACTAACAATGATCAGCTTGAGTCTTGGGTACTAGATGGATGCTGGATCACATCGGCAACATACGGTGAAGGTGATTATTCCTCTGGAGATCAGCAGACAGTTACATTGTCGATTCGTTTCGATAACGCAACCAACGTTGCAGGTCCAAATACAAACGACGGAACAACAGTCGGTGGAAATCCATATCCAAATATCGCCAGCCCAACTGGTGGTACTACATTCGCTTAATAGCGAATTTTTGGAGGTGGCTTGATGCCAAGCTTTTCTAGTCTGTTTACATCATTAACTGGCGCAGGATTCTATTATGAAAAGAATCCTCGCCATGCCACCTATAACTTTAGCCAAGACGGTCTTTCTTTATATAGAAATCAACCACGTCTACCTTTTGAGTATTATATCAACATTAATTTGAATAATGTTGGTACGGCTAAAGATTACATCGCAAAATATTTCAATTCGCCAACATGGCAACAGGTTCTTCCTTTAGTCAAATCTATTGAAATGCCATCAATGAAGATTGAGACCACTCCGCTCAATCAATATAATAGAAAAAGACTAAGCCAGACTAAGGTTGCATATGAACCAGTGAAGGTTGTTTTTCATGATGTTGCTGATGGTAAGACTTTGAAATTCTGGGAGATGTATTATAGGTATTATTTCGGTGATGGTACAGAACCCGGTATCAATAATGCCAAGAATTCACAGCAAAAGAACAAGACCTTCGCTAACGAAACATTAATACCCGGAGTAGCAATTAATCCCAATATTGCCAATCTTCCGGGAAGTATCAAGAATTTATTTCAGAGTAATGCACCTACAGGTTCAAATTTACCGACAAACGACAATGGTAGTAAGAACGCCATTCAGAATATCGTAACAGATACTCTTGATAATCATAAGTTTGGTTTTGATCTGCAGACTGTACAAAATGTAAGAAATCTAATTCAAACAATTGAAATTTTTCAGGTACACGGTGGTCGCTTCAATCAGGTAACGCTCGTAAATCCGAGAATTTCTGCCTTCACGCACGATGTTCTAAATTATGCAGTGGGTGACAAGACACTCGAGCTAACATTTACCTTTGAATATGAATATGCATTCTATAATATTCAGAATATGAAGCTTGGTGCAGGTGAAGAAAATAATACATCATCCCTAGAACAATTCGAACACGGTGAGTTTCTAGAGTTACCTGCATTAGCATTCAACACCGCATTGTTAGATTTCATCGAATCTAATAATCCATTATTGCAATCTGATAATCCAATCTTGCAGAGAATTGGTAAGAATGTGCAATCGTCCATCGGTACTGTCACAGGCTCATTCCTGTCCGACAAGGTTGTTAGAAGAGTTAGCGCAAGTGCTCTTGATGGATTGGCAAATATTTCGCCTAAGCCTTATGTGAATCCAACAGCACCTGCTATTCAGGCACGTTCTTTTTCATCTACCGCTGTGTCAAATCCAACAAAATATCTTGATGTAAATAGGACGGTCGGAAATGGCTAATTCAAACGTTGCATCAATTGGCCGTTTCAGTTCTCAGATGCTCACATATCTGGGAACACAGAAAACCGTAAAGGTTGTTCAAGGTTCGTACCAGAATACGTTTAAGTATGCCACGGGCCCTACATCTTTTATTAATCCAGGTTCTTTGTTACAGTCCGATCTCGGCGGTGGTGTTGTAGGTAATTTTGCACCTTCGGTCTATGATTCTACAAAATCATATTTCTTGTCCAGAGGAGCAAGTCAGGTCTATGCCGAATCTATGACTGCCCTGGCAATTGACGTTGCGAGCATTCTTGGTATTACTCCACAGGCACTGCTCGAGAATGCCGAGTTGTCGGGAAAATTTCTATTCTCTGAGAATGCATATAGAGCATTTAATGAATTAAGAGATCCCGGAAATCAAGTTGGTACAGCAACGGCCACAAATAACAGCTTTAGTTTACAGGCTAGAGAAATAAGGGCATAAATGAAATCCTATGTTCAAGGACAATACAAACCAGTAAACCCGTCTAAATATGTAGGCACCTATCCCATTTTCTTTAGATCTTCATGGGAATTTAAGGTGATGCAGATGTTTGATACTCATCCAAACATTACTAGTTGGGCAAGTGAGTCCTTGAAGATCCCATACCAAAATCCTTTTACCGGTAAATATACAGTCTATGTACCGGATTTCGTTGTGACATATCAAGATGCAAACGGAATGTCAAGGGCCGAGATTATTGAAGTAAAGCCTGCTAAGGAAACCTTCTTGGAGAAGGCAAAATCTCAGAGAGCAAAGGCAGCGGTTGCATTGAATACATTTAAGTGGGCTGCCGCACATGCTTTCGCAAAACAGCACGGCATGACATTTAGGGTTATAAATGAAGAGAATATCTTTAATAATCCGAAAGGTAAAGGATAATGACTAAGAAGTTAGAAGATTTCTTTAATCTTCCGCCAGCATCAGAAGAGGATGTTAGTGAGGAGATTGTAGAACAGCCTCGCTCGAGAGACGAGCTTATGGCTGAGGCAAAGGAGATTTATTCATCTCTTACAACAGCAGAGAGAGTGGATTATGCTTTACCTACGGTTGTGGGTCTAGATAATCATGATTCTGAAATGGATAATATTGCCTCAAAGGCAGTGAAAACCTTTGAGGACCTTATTGCTTTGGGCGGAAACGTCCCCGACATGCATGCCGGAAAAATTTACGAAGTTGCCGGTCAGATGCTCAAGACTGCACTTGAAGCAAAGAACGCAAAAGCCGAGAAGAAACTTCGAATGATCGAATTGCAACTCAAGAAAATTAGAGCCGAGCAAATCGATCTTGAAAATGGCCAGGGTGGTAAAACTAATCCAAGTGGTGGCGAATTTGATAGAAATGAGCTACTCAAGTATATGATCAGTAACCAGAAATCGGTAGAGTCTGATAAATAGTGATAACAATGGAGTTACCAACATGGCAGAAAATAAAACATTCGCTCATTATGTAGCAGAAACAAAGACAGAATATAATTATGTCTTAAAGTTTGCTGTGCATGAAATGACCGATGATATGGTTGATATCTTAGAATCATCTTTGAAAAAGTATGATCTAAAATCAGCTTCATCCTTTAGGAAGACACCTATTCAGGAAAGTCCACTTGATTTTCCAAACGTTAAGAATACACCAGTATTCATTTGTGATATTTCAACTGGCTACCCAGCATCGTTAGATTTTCTAAGAACATTTATTTGTAATAATCTTGGAATTTCGCCTGCCCAACTCGCAGTATATTCCGATAACGATCCTCGTCAAATTGAAACAGATTTGTTTATTGATAGAAGTTCTCCGGAATATAAGGAGAAGTACAAAACACGTCTTGGCAGTGATTATGAAGAATCCGGTGATAAAGACATGTATGGTGAAAAGTATAACATGAGTTTCTTAAAGGAGCTTGAAAAAGTTCGTAAAGAAAGAGAAAATGTTGTAGTAGAAAATCCATTAAGTCCGGCATCCTCTACAGATCATGCCGATTTGCCAAAGGGTTACGATGGGTTTAATGATCCTAAAAATCTGAAGAAGGACGATGTGGGCTTATTTGGTCGTATCAAGAAGCCCAATCTTCTAAAGGTAGGTATGCTATGAACAATATGAGAAAACTGATTAACCTAATGGAAGGCGTTATGGCCGTTCCCGGATTAGGTCCTAATGCAGGCGGAAGCACAGAATCAGATATGCAGACCACCGGAACAATCGGTCGTAATCAGGCCTATGGTGAATTTGATGCCGCACAGGGCGGATTAGATGAAAAGGCACCACCGGGGAAAGAGAAATTAGTTCGTGCCCTGAAGAAAGAATATCCAGGTCATGAAGAGAAGGCCTTTGCAACGGCATGGTCTATCTATAATAAAGAACACGGTAAGAAAGATGAGGGTTGCACTATGGGCATGGAGGAGAGTGTTCCTGCTGTCGCATCTTGCAATCAAGATAATCCTGAAGATTGCCGTACAGCATGCGCAATGGAGAGTGTAATGGAACAAAGTCAGGCAGTAGAACAAGCTCTTAAGTCATTTGAGAGCGCAGTTATGTCCTATGGTATGGCGCCCGAAGAAGCTTACGATAGAATTTCGCAACAATTGGGTGATGAAGACCTTGAGGCATTTAGGAATGCATTAGAGGCACAAGGTTTTCAAGATATGGCCGATGCTGAGACAATGGATCTAGAACCAACAGGTTCTTTCGATATGTCCGACGATGCCGCTGCCCTAGCAAGTGCAGGACACGGATCTGATGAAGATTATTACCAAGATGGTTCCGATTTTGAATTTGACGAAGCGTATGACCTAAATAACGGCTACCATGATGTTGAATTGGCAAATGGTGGTGATTATTTCCCTAATGGTGCTGATAGCCCTGTAGTGAAGGCAACTGGCCCATCTGGTGCTCGTCAGGGTGATAACCCAGAGCAGAAGAAGATGCAGGTAGCTGAAACACATCGTGAACTTGTTTATGCATACAGAAATTATCTGAAGGAAAGTGCTAAGTAAATCATGGCGATTTATCAAGATGATAAACTTGTAAAACGTGCATATGCAAAAGTCTCCTATACAAAGGAGCAAATTGATGAGTTAAAGGCATGTATGGATCCGGTAACGGGTCCAACCTTTTTCATCGAAAACTTTATGTATATTCAGCATACAACAAAGGGTCGTCAAAAACTTGAGCTCTTTGATTTTCAGTATGAGTTGATCAACAATTATCACAATTTTCGTCGTTCTGTAAACATGGTTAGTCGCCAGATGGGCAAGACTACTGTTGCTGCAGGATATCTATTATGGTATGCGATGTTCAACGAAGACGCTACCATTCTAATTGCTTCAAACAAATATGACGGTGCACAGGAAATTATGCACCGAGTTCGCTATGCATATGAGTCTGTTCCAGATCATATTCGAGCAGGGGCTAAGTCATATAACAAACGTTCCATTGACTTTGACAATGGCTCCAGAATTGTGGCAACTACCACAACAGAAAATACTGGTCGTGGTATGTCGTTGTCATTGGTCTATCTTGACGAATTTGCATTCGTGGAGCCCGGCATCGCTAAGGAATTCTGGACTTCACTATCTCCTACATTATCAACTGGTGGTAAGTGTATTATTACCTCAACGCCGAATACCGATGAAGATCAATTTGCTGATATTTGGTGGGGTGCCAATAAGATGGTTGATGATAATGGTAATGAAACCATTGTTGGCCGCAATGGATTCCGTCCTTATATGGCAACGTGGGAGGCACACCCGGACCGTGATCAAGTATGGGCCGATGCCGAACTTGCCGCCCTTGGTGAAGATCGTTTCCTACGTGAACATAAATGTCAGTTCATTACATTTGAGGAAACACTTATTAATCCTGTGAAATTAGCTCAACTTGAAGCATCACAGCCTATTTCTAAAACTGGCCAAGTAAGATGGTATTCAAAGATTCGTCCTCAAATGACATATGTTGTTTCGCTTGATCCATCTATGGGCACCGGTGGCGATAATGCTGCCATTCAAGTTCTTGAATTACCTTCATTGATACAGGTTGCTGAATGGAGCAGTAATAGAGCACCAATCGAAGAACAAGTAAGGACCATGAAAAAGGTTCTTGAGGAAATTTACGAGCAGGGGAAACCTGAAATTTATTGGTCAGTGGAAAGTAATACATTGGGAGAGGCAGCTCTTGTTGTCATTCGAGACACAGGTGAAGAAAATTTTGCCGGAACAATGTTACATGATCCAAAGAATAGATTGCAGGGTAAGACTGGTCGTCGTGCAGGATTTGTGACAACAAATAAATCAAAACTCGAGGCCTGTGCTAAACTGAAATTCTTGATTGAATCTGGGCGCCTAAAGATTAATTCTAAGGGACTTTTATCTGAACTCAAGGTCTTTGTATCTCGTGGAAATACCTTTGAGGCACGAGTCGGACAAACAGATGACCTTATCATGGCAATGATTCTGGCTGTCAGAATGACTGATTATATTTCTACATGGGATGATCAATCACAGAATGCTATCAACAGTAATGTATCTTCTGAGGATGATACAAGCTTTGATGCACCTATGCCAGTCTTTATCTAATTTGCAGTTATATAGATAAATAATAGAAATAAACAGGAACGTAGCTATGGTTGAAATGGAATCTCTTGCTGGTAAGGTGTTTTCCTTACTCAAGGGTAATGGATTCAAGATTAAGATTTATGACGAAGACGGGAATGAAACAACTAATCCCAACGAAGGTCGTAGATTTTTCGTTATGGATCCTAACATTATGGTAACCATAGACGAGCAGGGAAACACCCTAGAATTTAGTAAGGGGTCTACCGTTGATGCATCAATTGATGCGTTGCAGAAAAATGTACGTCGCCTTGCTGATGAATTTCTAATGAATTCCGATATTAAGGTTTTTGGCAAGACGATTCAACCAAGGGATTATGCCTATAAGGCAAAAATGCCAAAGGATGATGTTGCGGTTATGGAATCTACACATAATATTTCAGTTGGTGATAAGGTTGTTGCCACAACAGGCAGATTCGGTGTTATATCCGGAATAGTCAAAAAAGTTTCGGGAGATGAAATTTTAGTAAAAACAGCCGATAATAAACTTTATAGCCTTGACTCACGCCAATGCACTGTGGTACCTAACAAGGTTAAAGAAGAAGCTGAACTAAGGGCTGTAAATCATCACCTCATTGGCGAAATTATGAAGACCATAAAGGTCTTCGGTGGTCGCGCCCATGAGTCAGATTTGTCTTCTAATTTGAATGTAGGACATGATTTAGCTCAACTACGTTCTGCCCTAAATAGATTAGTTCAACAGGGAAAACTTACAGCTGAGATGGATAAGAACGGATATCCAGTTTACGCTATTGCAATGGAAGAAACAGTTATGGAAAGCTTTAGTAAGATGTTCGGTACATTAAAAACTTCTCAGCAGACATTGGAAAATGTTCGTATTTTAGTTCGTCACAAAACACCCATTGATGAAAATGTGCGTGGTGCAAGAGCGCGCCAAATTAGTGCAATTTTTCTAGAGTGCAATGGGGAAAGATTCCGTTTCCCACATAATAATCTCGCAGGTGCTAGGGCAATGGCGCAACACCTTGCACATGGCGGAACAATGCACGATAAGGTGGGTGCATACATTACAGAAAGCGTCGGGCAATTGCTGAAGCTACAATCCTTTAATCGTTATGTAACTGCCAACAAACTTATCAATGAAGATAGTTCCGGTATTGTTGAGACTGTGAAGGAAAATATCGAAACATTGCGTACAGAAATTAAGAAACTTTCTGGCTCAAAGACATACGAAACCGTAAAGGCACGTGTTGAGACATTTGAAAGAGAAACATTGGCAGAAGATGATATCTCTCAATTAAAGGATCTCTTTACAATTCGTCGCTTTGATGAAAAGTTTGAAGAGGTGCTTCCGATTGTAAAGCAGTTGATTCAAGAGAAAGATACATTCCACAAGAGAATCGAAGAAGCTGCCGGAAATGCAATCGTTCTACGTCGCGAGGCAATAAATACTACTCCGATGTTTGAATTTGCAAGCGACAACGCAAGACTCGGTTTCAAACTTAGTGAGCTTTCATTAAGAATTGTTGAGAATGACGAGCTTGCAGGATTCATAAATAAGATTGGTACAAAGTTGTGCAAGGAAGGTGCAGTCAATGATTTTGAACGTGCAGTTCTTACACAAGTTTTTGAAAATCTACGTCTTGAGGATAAGGTAGTAGAGTCCCGAAAGGACATCAAAGAGGCACTAGATCTCGATGCCTATTTTGATAAGTACACAATGAATTTCTTTTAATGGATGAGTTTTATACATATATCTATTATGATCCTTTAAGAAATAACATACCTATGTATGTTGGAAAGGGTAAACATAACAGAGCCTGGGAACATTTATTTAGAGAAAAAACAAATAAAAGACTTCGGAATAGATTAAAGACTCTAAAGAAACATAATACAATGCCTGTTATAGGAATATACGCAGGCTTAGATGAAGAATTATCTTTGCTAATTGAGCAAGAGCTCATTGCCAGGTTTGGTAGAAAAGATTTAGGAAAAGGTTCCTTATATAATCTTTCAGATGGTGGCGAAGGCCCTAGCGGATATGTATTTACAGCCGAGGCAAGAGAAAAAATTTCTCTTACACATAAAGGTAAAAAGGTATCTGATGAGACAAGAAGAAAGATGCGAGAGGCTAAACTTGGAAAAAAGTTTACCGAACAGCATAGGAAAAATTTGTCTCAGGCACATATGAAAAAGATAAATAACTGACAAGAACAAGAAGAAGTTCTTGACAGACACAAGAGAGTTTCGTATACTAGGTGATGTACGAAACTCATCGAGACAGAAGGCGCAAAAGGGGATAACGGACCCGAGTAGGCTTCACCTCCAGGAATTCGTTTATGATAAACTTATAAATCAGGAAAATAAAATCATGGCAAAAACACTAGAAGAAATCAGAAAGAAATTACAAGAACTAGACACAAAGCGCACAGGTAACCAAGGCAGTTCAGATAAGACAACATATCCACACTGGAATATCGCCGAAGGTACACAATCAATTCTCCGCTTCCTACCAGACGCAAACGAAGATAATACATTCTTCTGGGTAGAAAGACAACTCATTAAACTTCCATTCCCCGGCATCAAAGGCCACGATGAAAACAAGCCTGTTATTGTTCAGGTTCCGTGTATCGAAATGTGGGATGGTAAGAACAAGTGCCCAATCCTAAACGAAGTCCGTCCAATGTGGAAAGACAAGTCGCTTGAGGATATCGCACGTAGATATTGGGTCAAGAAGACCTATTATGCACAAGGCTTTGTAAAGCAAGATGCATTAGGTGAAACAGATCCTCCAGAAAATCCAATCCGTAAGTTCGTTATTGGACCACAGATCTTTAAGATCATTCAGGCAGCATTGCTTGATCCTGACATGACATATAATCCGGTTGATTATATCAACGGAACTGACTTTATTGTTGCAAAGACAAGCAAGGGCGGTTTTGCGGATTATGGAACATCGAAGTGGGCTCGTAAGGAATCCAGCCTAACCGAAGAACAACTTGCAGCTATCGAGCAATACGGTCTCGTAGATTTGGCATCTTATCTGCCAAAGCGCCCAACCGAAGAACAGCTTGTAGCAATGTATGAAATGTTCCAGGCATCCCTAGATGGTGAAATGTATGATCCAGCTCGTTGGAGTCAGCATTACAAGCCATTTGGTTTTGATTCTGCTTCAGGCGATGATGACGGCGGCGAAGGTGTAAAAACCACAAGGACAGTTTCACGTCCTGCAGCAGTCAATATTCCGCGTCCGGCTCCTGTTGCTACAAAACCTGTAGTTCAGACTGTCGTTGAGGAAGATAACACACCTCCTTTCGATGTTGATACACCGGCACCTGCCGTGACTGCTCAACAGTCAGTACCGGCACCTACAGCAGGCAAGTCTCCACAGGAGATCCTTGCTATGTTGAGAAACCGCGGTAAGTAATCATTTCGACCGGGGCGGGCTAAATACCTGCCCCTCATAAGATCAAGGAGAACCTATGGGTAAACCATTCGATATTTCAAAGTTCAGAAAAACTTTGACAAAAAACATCACCGGTATTTCAACGGGCTTTAACGATCCAGATACATGGATTAGTACGGGTTCGTATGGATTGAATTATCTTATCAGCGGCGATTTCTATAAGGGAATTCCGATGGGTAAGGTTACAGTGTTTGCGGGAGAATCCGGCTCCGGTAAATCGTACATTGTTTCGGGCAACATTGCTCGTGCAGCACAAGAACAGGGCATTTTTGTCGTCATGATTGACACAGAAAACGCACTTGATGAGAAATGGCTGACACCGCTTGGTGTTGATACATCTGAAGATAAATTGTTGCGCATTAGTGCATCGATGATTGATGATGTGGCAAAAATTATCCATGAATTTGTTACAGATTACAAAGCAAATCACATGGATCTTCCTAAGGAACAAAGACCAAAGATTCTATTCATTGTAGACTCCATTGGTATGCTTTTGACTCCTACCGAAGTAAATCAGTTCCAGGCGGGTGACATGAAGGGCGATATGGGCCGAAAAGCAAAACAGCTTAAGGCACTTGTCACGAATTGCGTAAACATGTTCGGTGATTTGAACATGGGTATGGCAGTGACAAATCACACCTATGCAAGTCAGGATATGTTTGATCCCGATGACAAGATTTCTGGTGGTTCGGGCTTCATCTTCGCTTCTAGTATTGTTGTTGCGATGAAGAAGTATAAGCTGAAGGAAGACGAAGATGGTAACAAGACCTCTGAGGTAAACGGTATTCGTGCAACCTGCAAGGTTGTAAAGACACGTTACGCCAAACCGTTTGAATCTATCAAGGTTGACATTCCGTGGGAAACAGGTATGAATCCCATCTCTGGATTGTTTGATCTATTTGAGAAATCCGGTGTTCTTGTTAAAGAAGGTAATCGTTACAAATACATTTCAAAGCGCACAGGCGAGGAAATGAAGTATTTCCGTAAGGAATGGAATGACTTCGAGAAGATGAAGGTAATTATGGATGAATTCACCGGTAACGACTTCAAGGTGGTTATTCGTGATTCGGATGCCGAAATGCCGACTGTTCCGGTCGTAGAGGCAGCGGAGGCATAAGGAGACATTATGGTAAATCAAAATAACGAATTGATTATGGAATTATGGGCAAGAATGAAATCCCATATTCCGCCTAAAGAAAGACTCGAAGTTGCTGATATCCTTATAGTGGTATTTGATGAATTCGGATTAGTTGATGATGAATTAATCGACGAAGATCTTGATAAAGAACTTCGTGCAGCGGTTAGAAGTCATCTTGGCGAACCGGTTGATTTTGAAGAGGATGTCGATGACGGCGACTACTGATATTGGTCAGAAACTGTTCGCAGCAATCAAGAGTAAGGATGCTTTGCAATCCCTTACAGAAGTCCAGCAGTTCAAAGAAAATATGAGAGATACGACTGTGGGTACTGACTTCGTTTTGTGGATTACAGAGCCTGTAAACCTGACCTCGGTACATAAGGCTTTGGCAGAAGACTTGAACGTCCCTCCGCGTTTACTTGTGATTAGGCGAATGGCAATGAGCAGAACACAGAGAGCAGTGCTACTAGTGCAAGCTATTGAGAATGCAATTAGGAAAGTACATAAATTATGATGCTCACCGAGCAAGAGAAAAAGGTACTAACTCACCTTGCTGATGCATGGAATGATTTTTGTAAATTAGAAAACATGGCCGAAGGCGATGGAAATGCATTTATGAATGCAATTCATGAGGCACAGGCAAGAATTGCTCTGAGAGTAGCAAGAAGAGTTAATCCGGAGTTTTGGAGAACGGAGTGAGTAGTTGGTATTACAAAGTGACAGGGGACCTTGCTCAGGTCCCCCTTTTTATTGATTTCTTTGAAAAAGAATTGGAAGAAGCCAGGAAGGAACTTTCATTGAAGGGGAAGAGCCTTGAGAAACATGCGGCTGAATTACCGGGTGTTGTTGAACAGCGTTTCGCCCAATTGCAGGAAATCGAAGCGGTATTAGAGTATCTAAATATTCAACTTCGAAAAGATCGATCTGCTGAATTTAAGAAATTTCTCGAAAACTACAACAAGGCACT